GGTTCTTCATCATATTTTCTTTCATAATCATATTCATCTAAAACAACCACTGGTGCAACAACCGAATGGAATTCACGGAAGTATTCCATCCGATCTTTAGCATACTTGCGTGGTTCTTCTTTACTCATTCTTCTATATCAAAATACCATTTTATAGATTTAATGTAATCAAATGTACAAGACAAATCAAAGTCACAATTAGTATTGTACTTTCTATCGCATAGAAAGTTTCTCAGTTTTTCAACTGATTCAAAAGTACCTTGATGACGTTCATTGTTATCGTACAAATGATATTTCATTAACAGTCCTTACTAAGATCCTCTGCCATGTTACCACCTATATCTGCACCTTGGTTACCACCAAACATTGCTACCCAACCAGCAGCAACCCAACCAACAAAGGGAATACCAGAGAGAGCAGGAGCAGCACTAGCACCAATACTGGAACCCACGAGTCTTCCTGTTCCTTCTGCACCTCCGATTGCTTTGATACATGCTTCGGACTTTCCGTTTGCGATGGTTGTTGATGTGCTATTGGGTTTTGTGTGAACTGCACCGTCCATCGTGTACTGTTCAACCGTTTTAACTTTGTTATTAGCCAACCCAAGAAAGCCACCTTTTGTGTTACTATCCCGTTCCACACGAAGAACCTTTGGATCATTTGCTTTATATTCTATGGAATATCCATTATGACTTACATCTGCCTTGTATGATGTATATGGCCCTACTGGTAAATTAATACTTGGTAGTTTGCTCTCACGATTCGATAATGACCCAATCATACCGATGTGAGACAAACCAATAAGTCCACCTAAACCTAGAGCAAACCACTTACCCCATTTTACTTGCTTATCCATCATCCTTTCTTAGGTGCACTGCTTGGAGCAATAACCATTGGTGCTTGCTCTAGTCTAATTGTCTGTGCGGGTGCTGCCTGAGTTGCTTTCTCTATAAGCATCTCCATATCCTTCTTGGATATGTTTGCACTACCACCACCAGCTGCATTCTTTTTCCGTTGTCCGGCTTCGACCCCAAAAGTAGCTAAAACCCCTGTGAAGACTGAAGCTATAAAAGTTGGATCAATATTGTCCTGTTTTGATAGTCCGGGAAATTGAACATAATTTAATGTTAATATTCCACCAGCCCAAATCAAGATCCCAAGTCTCACAAAGGTACTTAGGATTGCCATCTGTTCTTCTTTATCGTCCACTGCATCCTTTAGTTTACCTAGAGGGCCTTTCTTTACTTCTTCTTTTTTAACTGCTTCTGCCATTTTAAAACTTGGGTCATGCAGCCCTATTTAGAAGATTTATTTTTCTAAAAACCTAAAGGTAATTGAGGTGCTGTGGGTTCTGTTCCTTCAGATGGTGACATACTAGGTATATCTAAACCACCAAGTCCTGCGCCAGCTCCGTCACCAAGTATTCCACTCATTCCACCGGGCATAACAGATTCCATGATCTTACCTTTAACATCTTCGATGATTGCATCCTTTCTGATGAATACATATCCACCAAGACCAACTACACCAAGTGCAACTGCACCTGAGAAAATAGCGATTCCATTAATAATTTTTTGCATTTTAATAACCGTAATAATTTAAAAAGTGTTGAATAATACCATCACAATTTAGATTTCCAGAAGAAACCCAGTTGTCAGCACATTCATAAATGATATGACTTTGGTATTTAGGGATTCCCTTTTCATTGTTTTTAGCACCAAACTGACCTAAAAGAATTCTCAACGCTTCTTGCCGAAGCAACATTTGATGAGGTGAGTACTTATATGTCATATTCGCTTTCCTCGCCAATATAGGCAAGTGAATAGATATCTTGATCTAGGTCATCCATTTCTATCCATTCTTCAAACTCTTTGTATATAGCATTTTTATCAGCAACTGGTTTTACATCCTCTATACGAAAGATAGACCACTCACGAGTTCTCAGTAGTGTTTGTTTCAAAGTTACCATAATCTTTACGCATGTAGCGTCCTAGTATATTGCTATTATAATACTTTGGTGTCCCATCGTCAAGTGCTTCTGTTAAAACATTATTAAGAAATAATTGTTTTGTTTCTTCATAATTAACTTTACCAAGAGTTTCATGAAGACTGATTATTTCTCTTCGGAAAGAGTCTCTACCAATGCGTTTAATATCCTGTTTAAGTTCTTCAGAGCTTCCAAAGTATCGTTTCCAGTCTGACTCGCTTGTAACTCTTCTCTTTGCTCCCCTTGGCTTTCTCTTCTGCACGAAGTACTTTCTTCCGATGTAGGACTTCCCGTTGGTGGTGTTGGTGATGCGATAGACGAACCCATAATAGTCCCCGATATCATCAGAGGTAAAAGGATTGCCTTCGTAAATCCAAGGGTTTTCATAATCAATGTTTTTATCAGTCATTTAATTATAACATCACATTTCTATGTAGTCAATAAAAAAGAGGGTATAAAACCCTCTTGTTATACTCCCTGATTCTCTAACCAATCATACGGGTCTATGTCTCCAAAGAGTTGTTGACTATGTTTCGAGCAATCTAGATATGCTTCGATGCAATCAGCAACTTCATCATAATTTGAAACCTGAGAATGTATCTTTCTTGACATCCTGTTTAATTCCCCCAACGACATAACTTTCTACCTCCGTTTCTTGTGGTGCAACTTGTAATCCTTTTGATGAGATCCAATGCTGTGTCCAAGGTAGTGGGTTTGCTCTTTGAGCAATATCATACACGGGTTTAAGACCGACTGCTTTCATTCTTTTGTTTGCAATCCATTCAACGTATTGTTGAAGGAGTTTTTCGTTAAGACCTATCATTGATCCGTTCTTAAACAAATACTCTGACCACAATTTTTCTTGATTAACAGCATTTTCAAAAGTTTTATAGAACCATGATTCCTCCTCTTTGAAAATTTTCTTCATGTCTGGGTCATCTCCATTCCTCCATTTATTGAGGATTTGTTGTGTGATGACTAAATGTTGGTTTTCGTCTCTGGCGATAAGAGAAACGATTTTTGCCGATCCTTCCATGAGCTTAAGTTCACCAAAAGCGAACGAGCATGCGAAGGAGACATAGAACCTAATTCCTTCCAAAATGTTGACATTCGCAACTGCTCGGAAGAGTTTTCTTTTGAGTTCATAAATTGTTGATTCGGATACGTAAGAACCTCTCCATCCGTCTTTCCACATGTTACTTTGATCGTATTCATGTGCTCCATTGATGAAGTCATCATATGCTTGAGTCACACTTTGTGCTCTCTCAAGTATTCTATCATCAGTTAAGATGGTGTCAAACACATCGGATGGATTGGAGTAAACATTCTTAATGATGTATGTGTATGAACGACTATGGATCATCTCCATAAATTGCCAAACGTTCATGCACGCTTCCAACTCTGGAAGAGAACAATATGGTGCGAATGCCATCCCAGGCGCCCTACCTTGAACAGAGTCTAACATAATCTGATATTTCAGATTAGATGTAAAGATATGCTTCTGTTCTGGACTCAAGTTCTGATAGTCAGAACGGTCTTTTTGTAGGGAAACTTCCTCTGGTCTCCAGAATAGCCTAATTGTTGTTGTGTTAATTTCTCGAACACAGGGTATTTAGACCCATCGTATCTTTGAACTCCCAAAGGTTGTCCAAAAAACATGGGTTGTTTTTTAGTTTCGACTTCTTTAGTGTTAAAAACAGTGATGCCTGACACTCTATTCTCCGTGGTTAAATTTTACAGGATTCGCAATCATCTTCTTGCTCAACTGAGCACTCACCCAATAATTTATCTAAACTTTCTTTTACATCCATCTCGTCAGATTTAAGGTCATTTGTGTTCTGATAGTAAGATGTTTTCCAACCGTACTTATATGTAGTCAAAAGGTCATTTGCCATTACAGATACAGGAACTTCGTTGTCCTCAAAGTGTTCTGGATTGTAACTCCAGTTACCAGATATGGCTTGATCAAAAAACTTTTGCATTACAGAGATGATTTTGATGTATCCATCATTGTTTTGCATCTCCCACAAAATTGTATAATTATTTTTCAAATAGGAATAGGAGGGAACAATCTGTTTAAGAGGCCCTTTCTTTGATTTCTTAACGGACAAGTAATCTCTAGGTGGTTCAATTCCATTTGTTGCGTTTGACACAATGGAACTGCTCTCCGAAGGCATTTGTGCGGACAATGTTGAGTGCCTAAGACCGTGGGTGGTGATAGATGTCCTAAGAGATTCCCAATCATAGTTGAGTTTGTTTGGTACTATCTCATCTACATCAGACTTGTATGTATCAATCGGTAAAATACCTTGTGAATATTTTGTTCGATCAAAGTATTCACACTTACCTTTTTCTTTCGCAAGTTGATTAGATGATTTTAACAGATAATATTGAAATGCCTCAGTAAGATCATGTGTCAGTTGCCAAGCAGATGAATCATCATAGTGTTCTCCATTCTTGGCCAAGTAGTGTGCAAGACCAATAAAACCAATTCCAAGAGATCTTCTTTTCTTGGTTGAATTCTCTGCGGCCTTTACTGGATATCCCTGATAGTCAATTAACTCCTCCAGGCCCCTTACAGATAGGTCACAGAGGTCTTCTAATTCCTCTAACCTATTGATCTTTCCAACATTAATTGCAGATAAAATACAGAGAGCAATCTCTCCATCAGGATCATCAATATGTTGAATTGGTTTTGTGGGTAAAGTTATCTCTTGACAAAGATTACTCATGTTCACTTTGTCTAAGAAAGATGAATGAGAATTACAATGGTCAATGTTCATCAAATACATACGACCTGTCTCTGCACGTTCTTTCAATAGGTCAAGAATAAGTTCTTGAGCATCTATCCGAGTCTTGGGGATAGATTCATTATTTTCGTAACGTACATATAGTTCGTCAAAAAATTCAGTACCAAAGCTATCATAAAGCCCTGGCACGTCATGAGGAGAAAAAAGCGTGATCTTCTCGTTGGCAATAAACCTTTCATAAAATAATTTACTGAGTTGAATACTGTAGTCTAATTTGCGGACACGATTGTCCTCCGTTCCTTTATTGTTCTTGAGAACAATTATATCTTGGATTTCTTTGTGCCAGATGGGGAAGTGGACAGTCGCTGATCCACCTCTAATGCCGTTCTGAGTGCAACATCTGACAGTCGCTTCAAACTTTTTGAGGAAAGGTATAACGCCTGTGTGTTGAACTTCTCCGCCCCTGATTTTACTGTTGATGCCACGGATGCGGCCTGCGTTGATACCGATACCCGCCCTCTGTGCAACATATTTGCCGATAGCCATATCAGAACTAAAGATGCTATCGAGGGTGTCATCAGCATCAACAAGAACACAGCTAGCAAATTGTCTAAGAGGAGTTCGCACCCCGCCCATGATAGGCGTGGGAATGTTGATTCTGTGTTTTGAGATCGCTGTGTAGTATCGGGTGACATAATCGAGCCTTGTTTTCTTTGGATAATCCGCAAATATTGTCATCGCAATGAGCAAGTACATAAACTGTGGAGTCTCATAGACCTTACCAGAACTTCTGTCTTGCACAAGATATTTATCTGCAACCTGTCTTAGTCCAGCATATGTGAACAGGAAATCACGACCATGATCAATTATACCATTTAAAAGTTCAATCTCTTCCTCACAATACTTAACTAAAATATCAGCATCATATACATCCTTTTTGATACATTCTTGAATATGATCCATCAAATGTGGAACCTCCCACAACCTACCATACAAACTCTTACGAAGAGAGTATAGTAATAGTCTTGCAGCAACATATTGATAGTTTGGATTATCTAAACTAATGAGGTCACTCGCAGACCGTATCAATATTTCCTGTATCTCAGCAGTTGTAATACCATCATAAAACTGAATACCTGATTGTATTTCAACTTGACTTGCAGAAACTCCTGCTAGATTCTTGCAAGCCTCCTCACACATGATATGCATTTTCTCAAGGTTCAATGGTTCAATTGAACCGTCTCTTTTCTTTACTTTTGTTCCGTTGCTCATACCTTCTTCCAAAGATTTAATTTTAGTTTTGCTGTTAGTTCAGAGTAAACACTACTCTCTAGTATAGTACATATATCGTATTTTGCAAGAATCATTTCATTTACGTCTTTCTCCTGTATGTGTGATGGCCAAATTACTACTTTGTCTCCACGATTGATGCATCGTTCGATTCGACTGACGATCTCTCTGTTGCGAGGTTCGTTATCAAAAACCCAAATATAATTGCTCCAACCAAACGACCTAATATCAATATCGGAGCCGCACATAGCAATACCGTTTTGTACCAAGGTCGCATCGAAGGGTCCTTCAATGATGTATATGGGTTTTTCATTATCAATTTGATCGAGTCCATAAATTTTTGGAGCATCTTCATTAATCATCACAGTGATATATTTAACAGAGTTAGGACCTAGACTTCTACCTTGAAATCCGATAAGTATTTTATCCTCATCATACATTGGTATAATGATGCGACTTTCATCCCTACCAATAGTGTCAAAGGTCTGTTTTTGTGTATTTGCCCACTCTTTGAACTTATAGGCAAAGTAAAATTTTGAAGGATCTAATTTTCTCTTTTCAAGATATTCTTTTGCAATCTTAACTTCACTTGCTCGTGGTAAGTCTAACTTTTTTTTGAATACTGGTTTCTTAAAATTGAATTCTGGTTCTGGTATGATTGAACCCTTACCAACATTTCTTTCCTTAAACTTCTCCATCACATATTGTTTATGGAGTGTTGGGTCAATAGTTTTTAAAAAATTATTAAAAGTTGTAGATGCTCCACAGTTATGACATTTGAAATTCATATCTGCCTTTAAAGGGTAAATATATCCTCTTGCTTTATTCTTATGTTTCTGAGAGTCGCCACAAATAGGACAACGAAAATTAAATAAGTTTGGTTTAACTCTTTTAAATTTTGGAAGTCTTGATGATAATAAAGTTATATATTTGGAATCAACTAAATCCATTACTCACCTAAAGTATGAATGATAGGTTTTTCTGCCAACAGTATAGCATATAAATCAGGATTGATTGCACAAGACCTTGGTATAAACTCTTTTGACGCATTGAAACCATCATATCTCTTTGCCTGATTAATTACAATTGAACCATTCTCTCCTGATATTGAACGATGATAAGTGTTTCGTGGTATGACTAATGCACCACTCTGACGATTCAAATGTACGATATGATAGATATATTTGCAATCAAAGTTTATTAATTCAAAGGTTCTTTCCCCTGAGACAACCCTATTATAATCATCTTGATACTCATGTAAATAAAACTGTTTCGCTCCTACAGTGTCATCTGGAGGTGATACAGCAGCACCCGTATGAACTACGAGGTCAGCTGCGTTCGATTCATCTACAGATATATCATAAAAAATAACATCCTGTGTCTCACGAAACACACGATGCTTCTTAAATTCAACTTCACTCATTCTATAGTAATTACTTTACTTGCATTATACTCGATTGTGGTGGCACTGTCAATCCTCTTACAAATCTTTGTCCTATGGGAGATACAACAAAACTAATCACAGTTAAAGCACCTGCAATTGTCCACATCTTTTTCTCCATTGTACGAAGACGTTGATCGACTAAACGTATATCCCTCTCACATCCTTTCTTTATTTCATCGGTTGCACGATCCATGTCTTTGTGCAATCCATCTATTTTTTCAAATAATACTGCATCAATACGGTCTTGTTTGTCTAACTTCTCATTATGAACCGCAAGAAGTTCTCCCATTTTGACAGAGTTCTCCTGCAGAGATTGAACAACTTTTTCTAATCTCTCTAATATTGCTGCATTTACGTTGTTATTATCGTCCACGACTAAGTATTTTTACCACTAGATTATTTATTATTCATCCACATTTTACGTGATCCCGTGCCACCATAGATATATCTTTTCTTTTTCTTTACTGGTGGATTGTCAGGTGGTAGTCCTGCTATCGCACCACTACTTGCATTGTTAGTTGGTGCTGCCATCATCTCTTCATAGAAGTCGTAAAAGGATTTCATTCTCCTCCACCTCCTCCACCGTTGCCACCGCCACCGTTTCCGCCACCGTTGCCACCGCCATTTCCACCACCGTTGCCACCATTTCCATTACCACCATTACCATTTCCATTACCATTTCCATTACCATTCCCACTATCAGAACGATTATCTCCTCCACGATAATAACCACCACCAATATAATATCCTCTTATACCTTTATATTTTCCTTTATACTTTCTTGTAGGCACACACATATTCATCTTCTTGCTATATCTAAATCCTGGCGGACAACTAGCCTTCTTCTTTGCTTCTCTTAAATTTTGTATGACTTTATCAATGTCCATTAGAGGTTGTTAAGTTGATTAAGACAGTCTTGATCTACATCAATCGTGTCTACTTTTGTTTTTGGATATTCTGGTATACGATTTAAAAACACTAAAAAACTCTTGACGATTGGCCAAAGTTCTTCTTCTAAATTATAAAACAACAGTGGGACTGCAGCATCATTAAAGACATTGAACAAGATGATAAGATGGTTCATAATTAAATGAATCTTCAACTCACCAGTATTCTTATACCTTTTAAGTAATCTTTTAATATAACGAATTCTCTTCAAGTCACTTTCAAAATCATCTTTCGTAACCGCTTGAGGATTGTCATAGAATTTTATAGCAAAGAGCATATAGTTACTCTCATTCAACTCATCAAATCTCATACTACATCATCTTAACTATCTGGGAGAATGGTGTCATCAGATGCGTCACCAGTAATAGAGCTAGTAGCGACTATCGTTTCAGTCTTAACTCTCAAATTACCGTGCATATCCATGTAAGTTGTAATACCTACGTATCCTGCGTGTGCAGGTCCATACTGTGAACCACCAGTCGTTGCTACAGTTTGTTCGGTTGTATCTACACCATACATCGTGAAGTTGGAAGAATCCATACCTTCATGATGTGATGTAAACTTCGGTTCACCAGTAGTATTATCAGTTTTTCCCCAGAGTGGCATAATTATACCTCATTGTTATATTATATAGTTGCTATTATGCAGCAACTGTTAATGTACCAGCAGCAGTTCCGATTGCAACTGCACTAGTGATTGTAGATGCAGTGTTTGTTCCAGCATCCTTAATTGTTCCACTATTCAATGAAACTGGATTTGCAACAACCTTAAGAACATCATTTGCGTTTGTTGCAGCGTTATTAGCAGCAATTGTTTTTCTAAAAGTAAGTTCATTTGTACCTGTTCCAGACAAGTAATTACATGTAATATTTCTAGAAGATGCTGTTTGATTAGTAATTAAGAACTGTGGTGTACCTGTTACATCAACTGGTTCGTTAAATCTAACCAACATATCAATGTTTCCACCATCTGATTTATCAAATGCTGTTGATACAAATTCAATTTCTGTAATGTCGGCAGCACCAATACTTGTTGCTAATCCTCCGATTGCAACTAATACTTCTGGTGTTGCACTTGTATTATTGTTTCCACTAAGAGCAGAACCAGCTTCGAGCACCCAACCACTTGCGTTAGCAAATACTTGTTTCTTCTGAGCTGTGGTCAAATTCTTAGGTTTAGACTCGTCTGAGTCAGTCGCTCCCCATAAAGGCATGATTCTCTGTATTGTTATTATCA